TGTGGTGTTGCAAAGTCGGCGACCAACGCGGCCGAAGTGTCCATCGCTTCGTAGATGTACGCGTGTTGATCGCGGTTCATACCGGTTGCCTTAGCAGGCACCTGCGTCCAGAACTCAAGCGCGTTATTTGTGCCACCTAAGTCGCACCAGAAATATCCCTGCGGGTTAGGAGACGACGACCCGTCGCCAAGAGAGACAGCGGTTGACGTGTCATATAGGATCGGCCCCTGATACCCGTAGCCAACGTTATCGGGCATACCAGGGGTCAGTCCGTAGTCATCGGCGAGCAGTGTGTGCTCGTTGCCAGAATAGTCCTTGGTCCACTCTGGCCCTAATATCCAGTACGCTGCCGGAGAGTCATAGAGCACGGCGTTTTCATACAGGCCGTTTGCCGTCGATTCGCCACCCAACGAGTTAGCGCATCCTGACGAGTTGAGCGATACCTGTGCCAACCATCCCAACAGGTCGGTAGCCTGTAGCGTCACATCACTGTTAACAGCATCAGGATCAATCTCATTGACAGAGTTGATATATCCGTAGAAGATCGGGTATGTCACGCTGTGCCACGTCGCCGTGATCTTGATGGGCACCATCGGTACAAGCGGATACGGGAACGTCGCGTCCGTGATCGGAGAGGCGTTGTACGGTGTCCACGGCGCAAACGTCGCTGTGCGGTTGGTCAGTGTCATCGTCAGTGTCGTCGCTTGGATCTGGTCCAACTCATGCTGACGACCAGCCTTGGTGTTGAACGACTGGACGTATTCCGAGATGTCGAGCCATTCGGCGACATCATCGAACAGGAGCGTGTATGTTAGCGGTATTTCAACCGCAATGGTCGGCATCTGGAGACTCATGACACACCCCCTTTATTCACGGGTGATTATGTCCAGCCACTAGCAAACTGACCCCACGCGTTGCCGCGGCTACGCATGAGCTGCAAGATGTCAGTCTGGACCATGAGAGCGATCTGGCGCGGGTCTTGGTTGCTGTTGATCTCAATGTGGATATCGCCAAAAGTGACGTTGCCGCCACCAGCACTGGCACGCGACAAGACTGATGGGATGCCAGTCGTGATGTTGCCTCTGGCCATTGCCTGTTGTGTCTGCTGGGGATTCAGGACAAGTTCAGGACCAGACTCACCTATCAACGCGAAGGATGGACGAGTCACCAGACCACCACCAGCAACGTGCAAGAAATTTTCCAGCCCATGCACGACGCCGCCAGCAAGACCCGCCGCTCCAGCAATGGCACCGCCACCAGGAATGTGCGAGATGATCTCATGCCAAATCTTGGAACCGATGTCGCCCAACGCGCTGATGATGCGACCAGGAAGTGCCTTAAAGAAGTTCACGATCGGGTCCAGTACGTGTGTCTCGATCCAGGTGCCTGAAGTCTCAAGTGCACCCCAAATCGTTGACACGATATTGCCCATGCCGCTGACGATGCGACCAGGGAGTGCAGTGAAGAAGTTGACGACCGGTGCGATTACGTTGGTGTCAACCCATGTCGCAGATGTCTTGAGTCCACCCCAAATGATCGAAGCAATGTCACCCAAACCAGACAGGATGCGACCGGGTAGGCCGGTGAAGAACGAGACGACGGGGGTCAGGACGTTTGCATTGATCCATGAGGCCGAGGACTTCAGCGCGCCCCATATTGTCGATACGACGTTGCCAAATGCGGACGAGATACGACCAGGGAGTGCAGTGAAAAAGTCCACGATACCATCAACGACACGCTTGATATCGGGCAAGATATCACCAAAATGCGAGCTGACCCACTCTACGATGTCTTCAAAGAAATGGATGATCTGCTTGTGGAACATGATAAACAGGGCCAAGGCTGGCGAAATAGGAGCTAGCAGAATCTCTGCAAGCAACTCCCAGTGCTTCTTGATCCAACCGACTACGGCGTCAAAGGCGCGCTCGATTGGCTGGATAAAGTCGTTGTCTATGGCGTGCCAAGCGTCTTCGAATGGCGCGGCGATATCATGACCTATCCTCTTGAAGAAGTCTTCAATGGCCGACCAATGCTTGAGGATCAGTGTTGCCCCGGCAGCGAGTGCCAACACTGCCGTTGTCACAGGGAAGAACGCCGCAGCGATGGCAACCAGTGCGGCGATCAACAGCGGTTTGTGATCGACCAGAAATGTGAAGACCTTGCTGATGCCTTTCCATAATAGGTCAAGCGCTGGTTCGACATCTTTCCATACCGACTTTATGGCAGCAGAAATCTGAGGCCAGTCTTTGATGAACCCTTGAACCACCTTCTCGACTACGCCCAAGAGCTTCCCTAGAACGGGGATCAACTTCTCGCCAAGTGATGTCAGTAGGTCATCGGCGGTCGCCTTCATTGTCTTGAACTCGACAGAGAGTGTCTGACTCTGAATCGCCGCGCCGCGCTGCGCCGATCCCATCTTGGTGACCGATGCAACAGCCTTGTCGTAAGCACCAGCACCGCTCTGTATGGTGGTAACAAGCTTGCCTGCTCCCGAACCAAGGCCAAGTGCTGTCAACTCCGCGGTAGCCTGCGCCGTGGACATGCCCGCAATCTTGTCGTGCAATTGCCCAATGATGGAGGACATGCCGATGAACTGGCCCTTGCTGTTCAACACTGTGATGCCAAGTTTCTGGTATGCCTCGTTGGATACTTTGGCGGCATCGGCAGAACTCTTGAACTTGCCCCACAACACTGTGTTCTCTACGCTCAGACCCTTGGTAGCATCGGTCACTGCCGTGGTGCTCATCGTGCCCTTTTGATATTCGGCGGCAAGCGCACGGAGGCTCGGCGGCAAGTTCTGCAACGTGACATTCATTGCGATCTGAGTCTTTTGTGCCTCAGATGCAGGCTTTAACAGGGCCGTAAAGGTCGTCGTCAGTGCACTCATGGCTTGACGACCCGACTCACCGTGGTTTGTCAAGTCGACCATCAAACCGGCAAGATCGCCAATCGGCGGTGCCATGGCACCAATGCGAGTCTTGGCGCGTATCATGGCCGAACTGAGCGAGTCAACGCCTTGTCCTGTCGCGTTGGACGCGTTGAACAGGATGTTCGAAACACCAGCGGCGTCCTTTGCACCCATGCTGAATGCCTGCAAAGTCTTGGCGACCGTTGACGTTGCATCACTCAAGCTGATCTGCTTGGCCGTGGCGAGATCGGCAGCGGCGTTCATCACCTGCGTGGCCTGTGCCGTCGTCAGCACGCTGCCCTGTACGGACTCCAACTGGCCAGCAACACCAGCATATGCTTGGGCCATTTCCTTGCCGCTGAACTCAGACTTGCCAGCAGTGTCGAGAAAAGCGTTGCCGATAGCAGTGGCATTCTTGATGGACTCACCAGCGGCTACGGCAATCGCAGCGTTGGCGGATTGCATCTGGTCGCCAAAGTGGAGGGCAAGTGCACCAGTGCCAACTATGCCCGCGCCGAGTGCACCCCACCCACCGAGCAGCGCGTTGGGTACGCCCATGTTGCCGAGCATCTTCTTGATGCCACCACTGCTCTTTTCGGCACTACTGCCGACCTTCTCGGCCTTGGTGCCAATCTTCTCTACGTCAGCACCCGTCTTCTCTGCTACGGTACTGACACCACCGAGAGATCCGCCAATGCCCGCCGCAGCCACCGCAACATCATCACGGGCACCAGTAGCGGCAATGCCGACGCCACCAATAGCGCCGCCAATGTCTGATGCTGCACCTGCAACGGTGTCACTGGCCGTGCTGGCAGCGATACCAATGCCACCAACGGATTCAGCGGCGATACCCGCCGCGCCTGCAACGTCATCGCTGGCACTACGTGCGGCGACACCAACGCCACCGACTGCGCCAGCAGCGTCCGCAGCGTCAGACTTGATACCGCTCAGTCCCGTGCTAGCACCCATCGCGTCAAGTTCGCCAGTGGATGTCTCGGCAGACGCGCCAAGCTCGGCCATTTGTGCCTTGGCTTCGTCCATCTTGGCCGTGAACTCATCGGTGTTGGCGATCAGCGTTGCAATAACGGGATCAAGTACTGGCATTGTCTCCCCTAAATCAACAGGGTCTTGTTGTCTGCTGCTAGTTCGGCGGCGACTTCGTTGTACACGCCGTGTATCTTGAGCAACAACGTCACTTCGTCATAGGGACGCGCGTCGTACTCGGCAGGGGTAGCGCCAAACAACTTACAAAATCGGTACATGCGGAATGCCTCTGCTGTCTCTGGTGACAGGGGCGTCAGGAGCGTCTTGCCGGTGAGTGCTAGCTTGAGTCGGTGGAGTTCGCGATAGGGGCTTTTGGGTCAGGACTGACCTCAAACTCATCCTCGCCAAACTTGATACCAGCAACGGCAGCGACAGTCAGTGGCGTGTAAATGGACATCGGGAGGTTGTCCACGTCGTCTGCACTCTGAGGCAATGGGCGATCAATCGTCCACGAGACTAGCCTCAGGTGCACGCAGGTGCGCTGGAATAGGTCGATGGTATCCATGTCGTCGGCAGTGAGATGCGCGGCCTGTGTCCACGTGTCGGGGTCGGCAGGATCGAATCCGAATTCCTTGAGGTGTAGCGCGGTGCCAGCAGCGGTCAGTTGCGACTTGGATAGCAGCTTCATTTCCCTGTTGGTCAGTTCGGACTTTTCCTTCAGGACTGCGGTGCCACCAGGGATGGTGATTTCGGTTGTCATTGCGCTCTTGTCTCCTTGCGCTTGTCGTATTGGTATGCTGCTGTATCGACCGCGGCGACGGCTATAAGCCAGTCCACCGCGTCGGGGTCGTTCTTGTCTGTCTCTAGAAACTGCCCGTGGGAGCAACCTGTGAAAATCTTCCTGTACGCGAACTCCCTGAGATACTTGACGGCGGTTTCACAATCGTCCAGTTCTTCCGGTCCGATGTAGTTGTCGCGTCGTAACGCGGAAAGTCGGCGCAGTTCGGTGTCGGGTGAGCCGGGCGTCTTGTCAGGCGCGAAGCTCACCTTTCGACCACTGCGCCGACTAAGGATCTGATAGGTTTCCATGTGTTCCCTCTTTTGTTTGTGGGATGGTGTGGTTTAGTATTGGGTTGAGATTCCGTTAATCACTGTGGCCTTGATGGGTGCGTAACCCCCACCAACAGCATCCGTGGTGTTGCCCACGGACATGAAATCGACGGTCATGAATATGTACGCGCGACTTTGGTCGATAATCGGCGCTTCAAGCTGACAATTGCTCATGTTGAAACCGATGCTGTATCCAGTAAATGGGTCCGTAACAAGAACGTGACCGCCTGTTCATCGCGAGTCAGTGCATCCCAGAAGTACGGGTTGCCAGACTCGACAACGAAACTCATCTTGCCAGATACGTCGATAGCGCCTGCCCAGTTGCGATACGGTCCTTGCTGTCCTAACGTGTGGATAGGAGCAGCAGCGCGCTTGATATCCAACTGTCCTGTTTCGACTGCAGTGACAGATGCTCCACCAATAGACGCCGCACAGTTCCATGCAGG